CAACAGAACTTTTTAAAATTGTTTTCTTGACAACTACGTTGCCTCTGAATAAGCGACCTGTAAATACTCTATCTTTGATACCCAACCTTTGGGTATTGCAATCGCACCACCACCATGATTATCGTCTTTATCAGTGCACCAAGAGCGCATAACAACTATTTTTTGTTGATTATTAACAACCATGTATCCTACTTCTTGACACACGGCTAACGGAGCATTAAGTATGTCTTTTATAGGCAACCAGCCTGTTTCT